GATGAGCGCCTTCCAACGCAAGTCCGTGCGCTACGTGTTGCTGGATGAAGTGTGGCAGATCAAGCACGGGCTTGTCGCCGAGGCGCGCGGGCGGCATCACGACCGATGGAACGCGCGGGTGGTGCTTACGTCGCAGGGTGGATGGCAGCACGTGGACACCGACAACGGGCGCGTGAAGACTGAGCTTTACGAGGCATGGGAGCGCACCGACCGGCGCGAGTGGCAGTTCGTGTGTCCCGAGTGTCACACCGCGCAGCCGTGGAAATGGAGCGGGCTGAAATGGGCGGATGAGAAGCGGGCCGATGGCAGCATTGACGACACGGCGATCACGCAGAGCACGCATTACCAATGCGCGAAGTGCGAAACGAAGTTTCACGACGACATCGCCGCGCGGCGGATGCTCGCCAACTCTGGCCGCTACGTCGCGCAGAACCCGCAGCCGCTCACGGTACCGGGCAAGCACGTCGGCTTCCACTGCAACGCGCTCACGCTCTACTACGTCGCGTGGAGCACCCTTGTCTTGGAGTGGAAAAAGGCGAGTGAGTTGACGGCGGCGGGCGATAAGTCCGCGCTGCAAGTGTTCGTGCAAAAGCGGCTCGCGGAGTTCTGGCGGGACGAGGAGGATGAGCCGGGCGTCGTGCTAGGCGGAGCGGGCTACCGCTTCGCGGAATACGCCAATGGCGAGGCGTGGGAGGGAGAGGTGCATCGCTTCCTCACGATTGACCGCCAGCGCGATCACCGATGGGCAGCGTGTCGCGCGTGGAAGTCGGACGGCTCATCGCGCCTGCTCTGGTTCGGAAAGATTCTCACCACGGAAGGATGCCGCGAGTTACAGCAACGCATGAAGGTCGCAGATTGGGCGACGTTTCAAGATGCGCAATACGAGACCGGCGAAGTGTATGACGAGTGTGCGCGCTACGGGTGGACGGCGCTGCACGGCTCAGGTGATAGCGGCTTCACGCACAACCCGCCCGGTAAAAAGCCAGTGCGGAAAATTTACTCCACGCTCAAGCAAGCGCAGGCACCGGGCGGCGGCAGGGCGCGCTACGTGTTCTTCGCCAACGAGGGCGGCAAGGACATTCTCGCCAAGCATCGCGGCGGGCATTCGGCAACGTGGGAGATACCGGACGACGCGGGCGTGGACTACCACACGCACATCAACAGCGAAATTAAACGCGACGTGATTCAGAAGGTAACGAAGCAAATCATCCGCCGATGGTGCCGCATCGGGAGCCGACCGAATCACGGATGGGACTGCGAGGTGATGCAAATTGTCGCCGCGCTCATCAAGGGCGTGATCGCCGCGACCGTGTCGGAGGAACCAAAGCCGGAAATTTTGACACCGCCGCCCTAGCATGGCCGACCTCACCATCACCGCAGCATCCGTTATCCCATCCGCAAACGCAGTCATCGCGATCGGCACAGCCGGGGCCACCATCGTGGCAGGGCAGACCCTCTACATCGACACCGCGAACAGCAACGTGCTGAAGCTTTACGACGCGGACGGCTCGGCGCTCACCTCGACGATGGCCGGCATTGCGCTTGGCGGCGCAGCCAGCGGGCAACAGGTTCGCTACGTGACACAAGACCCGGCGCTTGTGCTCGGCTGCACGATGGCAGTCGGCGATACACTTTGGGGCAGCGACACCGCAGGCGGCATCACCTCGACCTTTGCGGACTTGGAGGCTGGCGACTACATCACCTGCGTCGGCGTTTGCACGGTCGTCAACAGCGCGATCAACTTCAAGATGATCCCGGCAGGCGCGGTTAAGGCGTAGTTTGACACCGCTAATTTGGCGTGAGCATTGACGCCGAATTTATCCTCGCCCTTTTGCGAGTCATCAAACTGCGCGGGCGAGACGTTATCGAAACCGTCTTTCTCGGCGAGTTCAGCATCGTGAGCGGACAGGGCGGCGGCAAGCTCGTCAACACCTCAGTCGGCGGCAAATCGTTTTCGTTCTCGCTCCCGGCCAGTATGAGCAGCGATGCACTCATGATCGCTTGTGACCGCGCGCTTCGCCAATGGGATTCGCTCGACGCCACGCAGCGCGCATTGCTTTTTACGACACGCCGCCAATCAACCGTGCGGGCATCGTTCTAAGCTATGGCATCGCTCGTTGACCCTCAAGGATTCCCGGTTTCATCGAAACTTCTGCACGCTGCGCAGAAGAATACCGGCGATCGCCCATATTGGCGCGACGGAATCCGCGACACGGAAAAGGACATCCCGTTCCAAGACTGGCGCACCGTTGTCAGTTACTCGCGCAGGCTCTACGCCAACGACGGCTTGGTAAAGGGCGCGATTGACCAGATGGCACAGCACGCCGTGGGGCGCGCATGGAACCCGAACTACACCGGCGAAGATGCCGAGTGGGGCAAGGAAGCCGAGCAATGGCTCACCGAGGAATGGTTCGGCGTGTGTGACGTGCGCGGCGACCAGTGGGACTTCAAGACCTCGCTTTTTAACGACTCCGTGGCGCTCGACGTTGACGGCGATTTCCTCGTCATCCTCACCGAGACCGAGGGCGGCTTCCCGGCGATTCAGCATTTACCGGCGCACAAGCTCGGCGTGCGCGACACGAACAAGACGACCGTGGAGAAAGGGCCGCTGCGTGGATTTCGTATCCAGCAGGGCGTCATTCTCAACGACCTCAACCGCGTCGTCGGCGTCCGCATCCTCGGCGAGACCGAAAAGGACGACCGCGACGTGATCGCGAACGATTGCATCTTTTGTTTCAACGCCACGCGCGCAGACCAGATTCGCGGACTGCCGACGTTCAGCCACGCCATCAACGAACTCCGCGACGCATGGCAGAGTCAGCAATGGGAACAAATCACGCATCAACTTGCGTCGTCCATCGGCCTCATCGAGCACAACGAACTCGGCGCGGCAGACCCGAATGACCCCGGCACGGTGCTTGGCGAGACCGGAACAAACGAAGAGACGTTCACAAGCAAGCGCATGGAAGGCGGAATGATTCGCTACTTCAAGGCTGGCAGCGGCGCGAAGCTGGAGGAGTTTTTAAGCAACAAGCCCGGCCCTGCATGGGAGGCATTTCAAGAACGCATCTTCAAGAAGGCGCTCGTCGGCGCGTGCTGGCCGTATGCGCTGTGCTGGCCGGGTGCCGGACTGACCGGCCCTGCGGAGCGTTCGCAAATCGAACTCGCGCGCGCAACCATCCTCGACAGGCAGGAGCTTTTGCAATCGGTGGCGCTGCGTGAGATCCGCTACGCACTGAGCAAGGCGATGAACATCGGGCGCATCTCGCGCTCGACAGACTGGTGGCGCTGGAAGTTCACTCTTCCGCCGAAGTTCAGCATCGACAACGGCAGGGACGGGCAGAGCCGCCGCGAAGACTACAAGCTCGGGCACAAAAACCTGCGCGGCATCCTCGGCGAGCAGGGCATCGCATACGACCATCATCGCCGCGAGCGGAAGGGCGAAGTCACAGACCTGCTATCGGACGCGCTGGAAGTCGCCAACAAAAAGGAAGTGCCGTTCGGCCTGGTGCTTTCGCTCATGCAACAGCAGACGGCAACGGCGAGCGTCGGCGGTGGAATGAACGGGCAACCCGTGGCAGACCCGAACGACCCTGAGCCGGAACCAGCGCCAGCGGTTGCGCCGCCCCAAGTTTGACACCGCGCGAAAAGAAAATGAAGGCCACTTGGTATGAATTCAAAGCCAAAAGCGACGAGACTGAAATCTTGCTTTACGACGAGATTGGAGGCTTTGGGATTTCGGCCTCCGCATTCGTTGCTGAACTCCAATCGGTGCCAAAGAATCACCGACTTGTTCTGCGCATCCATTCCCCCGGCGGCAGCGTCCTCGACGGCAATGTCATCGCCAACGCCATCAAAGCTCACCCCGGCGGAGTCACGACCCATATTGACGGACTAGCCGCAAGCATGGCGAGCGTGCTGGCCATTGCTGGCCGTCCCGCGCGAATGGCGGCAAACGGGCTGCTCATGATTCACAATGTCAGCGGCGGCGTTTATGGCGACAGCGCCGAGATGCGCCGCACCGCTGCACTGCTCGACAAAGTGCAGGAGGGAGTCATCGCCGCTTACGTGAACCGCACCGGCAAGCCGCGCGACGTTATCACAAAGATGATGGACGATGAGACGTGGATGAACGCGGAGGAAGCCAAAGCGTTTGGCTTCGTAGATTCCATCACGGCGGAGACTGAGGCAATGGCGGCGAAGTTCGACCTGAGCAAATTCCGCAACGCTCGCAAATTTGACACCACCAACAATCAACACACCAAGCCAATGCTTATCGAAACACCCGAATACCTCGCCCTAGTCGCTGAACACAAGACCACCTGCGAGCTTGGCGTGAAGCTCAAGACCGATTTCGAAGCGGTGACCGCCGAGAAGACGGAACTGAGCGCGAAACTTTCAGAGGCTCAAAATAAACTCACCGACGCTGACAAAGCGATCACTGAACTCAAAGCCTCGATTGAAAAGACGGCGGCAGAACATGCCGCCGCTCTTTCCGACTTCGACAAGAAGGTGAGCGCCAAGGCCGCGACGATGCTCGCGCAGACAGGCACCACGCCAGTCGTCATCGGCAGTCCCGCCGCGCCGGAACCGAACGCAATCCTCACGCAGTTCAACGCAATCGCAAACCCCATCGAGCGCGTTCGTTTCTACCGCGCAAACAAAGCGGCAATCGACGCCACGTTCTCCAAGTAACAATCACCCATAAACCAACATGCCTTACACCAATCTCAATATCGCCCGCCTCGCGAATGCCGCGCTGGAGGGCTTCGTCAAAGAGCTTCTGCCGCTCAATGTCTTCTCGCGTTCCTACTCGCCCGATGTAGTCGGACGCACGCAGGGCAACGTCGTTCTCGTCCCGCTCATCGGTGGCCTCGTTGCCACTACGTTCGGCGGCACCTACGCCATCACGACCTTCGCCAAGAGCGTCGTGACCGTCACAATTAACCGCCACAAGATCGTGCCCATCGGCCAGACCGACTTGGACGCCATCAACAACAGCGACTCCAGCCTCGAAAGCTTCGGCTTCCAGCAGGGCGCGGCGCTGGCGCAGGCGGTTATGGAGGACGTGCTCACGCTCGTCACCACGGCAAACTTTACATCCGTCACGACCTCGCTCGCGGCGAATCTGAACGTGCCGCATCTCCGCGCCGCTCGTCTCGCGCTCAATCAGGCCAACGCTCCGAAGTCGCCGCGCTTTGCGCTGCTTGACGCGGTGGGCATGGATGCGCTGCTCGGCGTAACGAACTTCGTGCAGGCTCAGATGTTCGCTGATCAGAACGTCCTCACCGAGGGCAAAATCATGCGTGCGCTCGGGTTCGACTTCTACGAACTCAATTCGAGCTTCGTTTCCGCCGCCTCGGTGAACGCCTTCATCGGCCACGGCTCGGCAATCGCAATCGCGATGCGCTACCTCGCACCGCAGCGTCCCGAGGAATACGACAACGCGCAAGCCTACAGCGACCCGACCACGGGCGCGACGGTCGGCCTCCGCGACTTCTACGACCCGGCCACCGGCACGCGATACATGGCGCTGGAGTGCAACTACGGATACTCCGCTGGCATCACCAACGGTGCGCGCATCATCAAGCGTGATGACTAGCCTTTAGGGATAGTTCATACAGGAGCGCCGAACTCAGCAACGGGTTCGGCGCTTTTGTGTCTTGACGTGGCGACGATGAAACCGTAGAAGGCAGGCTTATGAATGCCCATCCCGCAGACTCTCCGCCGCCCGTGTCGTCATTGGAACCTCTCAGGGATGGGCCGGAACCGGGTGGCACGGGCGCGCGGACTCCGCTGATTTCCCTTTGCATCATTGTCGGCAACGTCGAGGAATACATCACCCGCTGCCTTGAATCATTCGCGCCCATCGCGGATCAGATTGTGGTTGTGCGGGCCATCGGCAGCGCGACGCCGGACAGGACGCTCGACATCGCCCGCGACAAGTTCGGCGCAATCGTCGGCGAGTATCGCAACGCAGCCGGGCACGAAGATTGGCCACATGTGGACAACTTCGCCGCCGCACGCCAACTTTGCTTCGACCTCGCGACCGGCACCTATTGCTTCTGGTGCGACACCGACGACATCCTGTTGAGCGGCGCGGAACTCATCCGCGAGCACGCAGAGCGCGGCGCTTACACGTGCTTCATGCTCCCGTATGCCATTCACGGGAAAGGGCTGGCGGTGCCGCGTGAGCGCATGATGCTGCGCGGCTCAGGCAAATGGGTTTGCCCGGTGCATGAGCATTACGAGTTCACGATTCAGCCGGTGCAAGCCATCGAGGATGAGCGCGTGGTGATTCAGCATTTACCGCACGCCGAAAAGACGGGCAGCAACGACCGGAACCTACGCATTCTCCGCAGCATCCCCGACGCGGAAATGACGACCGGGCTGCTTTACCATTTGCACATCGAGCTTCTCGTCATCGGCGACTTCGAGGGCAGCGTGGAGGTGGCGAAGAAGGTGCTCGCTTGTGACGACCTCGGAAGGCCGGAGCGCATGGAGCTTTTTATGAACTTGGCTCAGGTGAGCGAAGACCCGCGCCAGAAGGAGGCGCTGTATCATCAAGCCTACGCAGCCGACCCGCGCAGGCGCGAGCCGTTGCTGATGCTGTGCAACAACGCGATGAACAACTGCGAGTCGGACATTGCGCTCGCCTTCGCGCGGCAGATGATGGCTACCGACAGACCGGACGTGAAGGAATGGAACGAAAGAGCCGCGCTTTACGAATGGCTCGGTGACGACATCTACGCGCAGGCACTTCGCGCGAACCGTATGTATCCGCAGGCGGAAATCGTTCGGCAGAACCGATTCAATAAGGAGGGCGGTGCACGCATCGCGCTCATCCACGCCACGCGCGGCAGGCCAAAGCAGGCCGCGCTCGCGCGCAAGGTGTGGCTGGACTCGGCATCCCGCCCCGAATGCGTGGAGCACATTTTCCTTTTCGACACGGACGACACCGAGAGCCATTGCCTTCGCCGCTTTCACCATTCCGAGATGCCAGCGGGCGGCGGATGCGTCGCGGCTTGGAATCGCGGCGCAGTCGTCGTGCGCGCTCCCGTAATTGTCCAAATGTCGGATGACTGGACACCGCCGCACAAGTGGGATGACCTCATTCTGGAGCGCATCGGCGACGTGACGCAGCCGCGCGTGCTCGCCGTGAGCGACGGGCATCGCAAGGACTCGCTGCTCTGCATGGCCATCTGCACGCGCAAATACATAGACGACATGGACGCGTTTCTTTTCCATCCGTGGTTCACCGGAGTCTATTCGGACAACTGGTTCACGCACAAAGCCTATGAGCGCGGTGCGGTCATCGAGGCGCGGGACTTGGTATTCAAGCATCACCACCCGGCATTCGGCTCGGACAACATGGATGCGACCTACGAACAGCAAAACGCGCCGGAGCGATACGAGGAAGGGAAAGCCATCTTCAACGAACTCCTGCAAGGCAACGACTGGTCAACCGTGCCCGGCTGGTTCAATTACTACGGCTTCTACGGTTCGATTGCAAAGCGTCTGCAAGACGGCGACACCATCGCGGAAGTCGGCGTGTGGATGGGGCGCTCAATTATCTTCATGGCGCAGACGCTCAAGCGCATGGGCAAGCGCGTGAAGCTCATCGCCGTGGACACGTTCAAAGGCGAGCAGAACCAGCCGGAGCACGTCGAGATTGTGAAGGCACACGGCGGCAGTCTGCGCGCCGTATTCGAGGCGAATCTCGCCCGGTGCGGAGTCGCTGACATGGTGCAAATCATCCAAGGCGACAGCGCTGACAGCGCGGCACAAGTCGCGGACGGCTCGCTGGCCTTCTGCTACATCGACGCCGCGCACGAATACGACGGCGTGAAGCGCGACATCCTCGCATGGAAGGGCAAGGTGAAGCCGGGCGGCATCTTCGCCGGCCACGACGCGCAGCATCCGCCAGTGATGAAGGCTGTCGAGGAGTTGCTACCCGGCGCGGCAGTCATGCACCCGTGCTGGATTCAGCCGCTATGATTCTCTCCATCCTCACGCCCGCCGTGCCATCGCGCATGGCTCAACTTGCGAAGCTCTGCGACGAACTCGCGCGGCAAATCGGCGGGCAGGCAGTCGAGCACGTCGCGATGCTGGACAACAAGCGCCGCACCGTGGGAGAGAAGCGCGACGCCCTTCTGCGCGCGGCACGCGGGCAATACGTCGCGTTTGTGGACGATGACGACTGGATTGCGCCGGACTACGTTGCCGAGCTTGTGAAGGCGGCGCGGGAAGGGCCGGACGTGGTGACGTTCTGGCAGGAAGCATCCGTCAACGGTCAAATCGGGCAAGTTAGCTTTAGGCTTGGACACGAAAACGAACCATTCAAACCGGGACAGCTTATTCACCGCAACGCATGGCACGTCTGCGCGTGGCGGCGCACGCTGGCGATTCAGTCGCGATTCCCGGCAAGCAACTATGGCGAGGATTGGGCATTCGCCGCACCGCTCTGCGCGATTCCCGTCCTGCGCGAAGTCCACATTCCGAAGGTGCTGCACTACTACCGGCACAGCATCGAGACGACCGAGGCGCCGCCGCCGTAGTTTGACACGGCGCGGAAAGTGTGACCTTTTCGACGCTCTCAGCGGCAGGCCTCAAGACGGCAATGCAGACCTCGCTACTCGGCGAGAGTGTCACCATTCGCGGAGACACCTACCGTGCCGTCATTGACGACGTGGTAGCATCGGAGATGTTCGCGGCGGGCGGGGCGATACCGAGCGAACCGATTTCCATCACGATCAAGACGCAGACCTTCCAGCCTGACCTCGGCCTCGGCGAGCGAGTGACGGCGCGCGGACGCAGCTACACCGTGCGGCAGATCACGCGGGACGAAATCAGCATCACGTTTATCGCCGAGCACACGGCTAAAAGGTAATGCTTCAAGTCAGCATCAATCTCGATGACTCAGGACTGCGGAACCTCATGGCGCAATGGATGGTGAAGAAGCGCAAAACTATCGAAGAAGGGCTGCTAATTTCTGCGCGCACGCTTTGCAAGGCGTTCATGGATTTCAGTCTTCCGCGCAATAACATCAAGATGGAGCGCGCTGTGGTGGGTGATGTTTCCCGCGCTTACGCTTCAATGTCCAAAATCTATCTGGACATTCGCAGCCGAGACCCCGAAGGCGCGGAGGCGTTTTGGTATTTTCAGAAGATCGGCAAATACGCCACCGCGCAGAAAATCATGGCGGCAGATTCGCCGACATATTCTGACCTCAAGATTCAGCCATTCGACGGCGGAGCAGCGCACAAGGCGGCACGCGGCGCACGCGGGCACGTGCCGAAAGGCGCGAAGCCCGCATTCGTGGTAAAAAACCCCGGCAAGCTCGCCAAATACATCGCAGGCAAGCAGGCCAACGTCGGCATGGTGAAAGCCGGATGGTTGGCAGCATGGCGCGACCTCGGGCGCGTGCGCGACGTGCCGCAATGGGTGCGGCGCATCAAGGGTGGCACGCTAGGCAGCGCGAACAAACAGTTTCAAGGGCAGGCCAGCCAGCACATCATCGTCCACAATGCCGTGCGGCATGCGGACGAGGCAATCGAACAGCGATACCAGAACACCATTGAAGCGGAGGCGGCAGACCGGCTCGCAAAGTATTTTAAGATTCAACTCGGACTTATCCAACCCAAATGAGCGAACCGATAAAATACAAAGCCGAAACCGCCGTTGCCTCCTACCTCGGCACCGTCGCCGCGCAAAATGGGCACGTCATTTTCAAAGGCCAGAACCCCGGCGAACAGACCCCGCCGTGCATCGTCGTCTCAGTTGGCAGCGTAGCGGAGGCATTCGCCGATGCGCTGCCGAAGCGCATTCAGATCGCCGTTGAAATCATCTCGCCGATTGACACCGACCAAAATCAGGACGGCATCGCAGGCGCAACGAACGACCGGGCGCTGAACTGGAGCGCGCACCGCTCGACCGTGCAGGCCATCGAAGCCGCAATGCAGGACGTGGTGGCGCTGCAAACTCACGCGAACAAGGGCAACCTCTCGACCTCGCGACCCGTCACGGGCTTCTACGTTTACGACGTAGAGGAGGAAAGCCAGCAGAGCAATTACGCTGGTGCGGAGCGGATGCTGATCAGCGCGCTCGGCTACGTGTTGACGGCGGAGGCGCAAGACAACTGACCGTATTTTGACACCGCTGCCTTGGCATGGCAGCAATCTCAATCACAGCCGGAAGCGTTATTCCGTCGAGTTCGGCCGTCATCAAATACGGCGTGGCCGGCGAAACGATCACGGCAGGGCAGGTGCTTTACGTCGAGCCTGTCACGCTGCTTCTCAAGCTCTGCGACGCGAACTCAACGGCGGCAATCGCCACGGCTGCGGGCATCGCCACGAACGGCGCGAGCGTCAATCAGCGTGTGTATTACTGCACCGAAGACACGGGCGGATTCGCCATCGGCGCGACTATCCTTTCTGGCGACACGCTTTGGACGAGCGGCACGGCCGGCGGCATCACCAAGACCGCAGCGGACAACGTGAACCCGGTTTACGCAACTGTGCTCGGCGTCATGACCTCGACCACTCTCGCCCGAATCAAGATCGTGGCGGGAGGACTCATCGCTTAAATTTGACACCACCCACCCTATAACATGGCTGCAAAAACTCACGGCACCGCATTTTACTTTGGCATCGACGGCGCTTACCTCGGTGCGAGCGCGCAGATTATGTCCATCTCGCTCTCGAAATCGGACAAGATCAACGAGTTCGTCACCAACAACTCCGGCCAAGTCGCATCCTCAATCCACGACGACCAGACCGACACGCTGGAGGTGACGTTCACTTTTGCCAGCGGCTACACCCGCCCGGTCATCGCCGCCAAGATGACCCTCTCGGCCACGGCGCAGTTCGACGGCGATTATCGCGTCGAGAATTTCACGGAAACCAAGGCATCGAAATCCTTTGTCGAGGGCAAGGCGACTCTCGTTAAGGACGAATACCTCACGCTGACCTAAGATGTGGCCGAGGAACGCCTTTTCCATTCCATCGTGGCAGACGCAGCCTGCGCAGCTGGCCGTCACGTCGTTTGCGGCAGGACGCTAAAGCCGTTCTGCCTTCTCCATTCGTTCCAACTTTCGCAGTTGGAGAACAAGCTCTGGACTGGCGAGGAGCCGGAGCCGCACGAACTGAGCATCGCCGCGCAAATCTGCGCATCGGACGAGGCGGTGCTGGACTTCGCTGAGGATGCCGCACCTTTCGACGCAGAAACAGAGCTTGCCAAGTGGCGAGCCTACATGCGCCTCTGTGCATCCTCGCCGATGATGAAGGAACGCATCACCGCGACCGTCTCATTGAACGAATACGGCGCACCCGTGGAGCTTTGGTGCACCGCCTTCCTGATGACGAAGCTGCGCATTGACGAGCGCCGGGCATGGCGGATGCCCTACGGCCTTGCATGGTGGTATGTGCAGGCCGCGCACGAACAGGAAACCGGCGAGACCTACATTCTCACCGAAGAAGAACTGGCGCACATGGACGAGCAGAGCACGCCCGAAGCCATCGCCGCGCGTGAGGAGTTCGACGGAAACGCTCGATGGATTGTCGAGAACGTGAAAGACCCGGCGGCGCGCGGGGCTATGCTGAAACAACTCTCGGAAGGCACGCTCGCGGGCGACTGGAGGGCGGAATATGTCTGACGTACGCGTTACTATTGGCGCGAACTCCGCGCAACTGGAAAGCGAATTTGAGAAGGTCAAGAACTCCGCGCGCGGGCTGAAGAAAAGCGTCGGCGATGTGGGCGGTGTGCTCGAAGGAGATCGCCGCGTAGAGAACAAGATGACGGCATTCGTGGAGGGGTTCAAGAGCGCGCAGAACGGCGCGGACTTGCTCGCCAACACGATGGGCAACCTCGGCGACGTGTTTAAGACGAGCCTCGCCGCCGGCGTTGCGTTGAACGTCGGCGCGTCTTTGGTGGGGATGTTTTCAAGCGCGATCACGGAGTGCGACAACCTAAAGAAAAGCGCGGAGGCAACCGGCGCGGCCATTAAGGACGCGCTGGCAAGCAAGGACATGGGACAAATTTCTGCGGCAATGAAGGCCGCTGATGAGGAAATGAAAAAGCTTAAGGAGCGCATGAATTCGTGGAAGCCGACGCTCGCGCCGGTTGAGGGGATGGATGCAAATCTTTTTCAGGGCCGCGTTGACTTAGCCAACGAGCTTATCGCTCTGATGAAACAGGAGAACGAGATTCAGAGCCTCATCAACCAAGGGTTCACTGAGGAGGCTGAGCTATTGGCTGAAAAATACAGGCTGGAAAGAGAGATTGCAGCCATCAGGAAGAAAGGATTCCCAACTGAAACACAGCAAGGTGAGGCAATCCGCGCAACCGAGGAAGCTAGCGCATTGCGAGTTGAGGCGATCAAGAACAAGGCAATCCAAGAGGAAAAAAGCAAGCGGAACAAAGCTGCCGACGAAAAGCACGCTCAAGTTGTCGCGCAGGCGGAAAAGGACATCGCCGCCGAGCAGGAGGCAGTTGAACATTTCAACGAATGGAAAGCGGAACAAGAAGCAACTGCACTAAAGCAAAAGCAGGACGACGAAGACAAAGCCCTAAAGTTGGGCATGGAAGCGTTTGGGCGACATGAGGCCGAAAAAACACGCATCGCCGAGGAAGAGGAAAAAAAACGACTCAAAGCAATCGAAGACGCAGACAAGGACGCACTCGAAAGAAACAAGCAGGGTTTGAAGGAGGCGCAGGACATCGTTAAAAAAGGCGAGCAGGAACAGAAGCAGCGTGACGACAGGGCAATGCAGGCACTGCAAGGTGGTGGTGGGTTGCAGGCACTACAGGCGCAGCGTCTAAGCGATAGGCAGGCAGAAGCCGCTAGGGAGAAGGCGGCAGGTATCGCCGCTCGCGACGAGATTCGGCGCAAGTATGGCGGCGATGCAACGAAGATGACTAAGGAGGAAATTGAGGCCGTAAAGTCTCGCATCCTTGGAGAAAAGCAGTTGGACAAAAAGAAAATAGAGGATGCGATTGCTGGCATCCCGAAAATTGAAAAGGAAATTGCCAACCTTGTGGCTAAACTAGGAGTCAAATGAGCGCAACCATCCACGGCGGTTCAGAGCTATATTCGCTGGTCGAGCAGCCCGGCTCATCGTTTACCACGACGCGCGCAGGATTCGACACGGGGCGGCGGACGTTTAAGTGCTGGCAGTCTGTTGCTGGCACGTTGGAGCCATTGCGCGGTTCGGCGGATTCCACCTATTTTGGCATGAAGGTGGACACCGTGGAAGTCACGTTCGACAAGGCTGGCGTCGCAACCATGCAGGTGTCATATCTGGGAATCAAAAACCAGAGTCAGACAAAAGAGGATGAGTTTCAGTATTCGGTCACTGATGAGACGCCTCAGATTTACGAGCCGACTTTCGACTGGCAAGCGTCAATCCCTAAGCCGCAAGTCACGCGCACATATATCA